GCGGCGACGCAGAAGGCGTCGGCGCAGCTGGGCACCCAGATGGTCGCGGGGATCACCAAAGCGTTCAAGGCGGACTCCGGGATCCCCTCCGCCATGGCGGGTGCGGCGTCGGGGATCGCAGCCGGTTTCCGTGCGGCCCAGCGGGCCGCAGGGGACGCCGCCAAGGCCGTCGCCCTGGTCGGGCGCGCATTCTCCGAGACCCGCGGTATCGCCGCCGGGGCGGCCACCGCCGTGAGCACCGTGTGGCAGGGCTCCCTGAACCGGCTCGCCCCGCATGCGGTCAGGGCCGTGAACGCCGTCCGAAGCGCGGTTTCGGACGGGATGGGGCGCGTGTCCTCCGCCGTCGGCACCGGCGTATCCAAGGTCTCCTCCATGTGGGCCACCGCGACCGCGCCGGTGACAGCCGCGTGGAACCGCGCCGCGTCCGCGGTCTCCTCCACGTGGTCCACCATGACCGCGCCCGCCCGGGCCGCGTTCTCCAACGTCACCGCCATGGCACAGGCCGCCGGCAGCCGCGTCAGCCAGGGGCTGACGTCCGCCCTGTCGGCGGCCGGGGGCGTCGCCCAGAAGGCGGTGGCGCCGGTCGCGTCGGCGTTCCAGTACGTGGCCGGCAATGTGACCTCGACGCAGACCGTCATCGGGAATGCGCTCGGCGGCATTCAGCGGACGTGGTCGTCGGCGTGGTCGAAGATGCCGGCGAGCGTGCAGAACGCCATCGGCGGCATCCCCGGGCGGATCGGATCGACCCTGTCCGGTGTCGGCGGACTCGTCGGCAAGGGCATGGCCGGTGCCGTCAACGCGGCGGCGTCGGCCGCCTCCAGCATCGGCAGCGCCATCAGCGGCGGCATCTCCGTCGGCGTGAAGGCCGCCGGAATCGCCATGGCGGCCTTCACCGGCGTCGTCACGACCAATCTCGGCGGGGCGGTCCAGCGGGCCGACCAGCTCCACACCTTCCCGCAGGTGATGGCCAACATCGGCTTCTCGTCCGAGGAGGCCGCCCAGCAGATCAAGCGCATCAGCAGTTCCCTGGACGGGCTGCCCACGTCCACCGACTCCGTAGTCCGGCTGGCCCAGTCGCTGGCGCCACTGACCGGAAACCTGACGTCGGCCACCGACGTGTCCCTGGCCCTGAACGATGCACTGCTCGCCGGCGGCGCATCCGGCGATCTGGCGGCCAATGCCATGGAGCAGTACCGGCAGATGCTCTCCGGAGGCGCCGTTGACATGGCGGCATGGCGGTCCATGGTCAACGCGATGCCGGGGCAGATGGACATGATCGCCAAGTCCATCCTCGGCGCGGAGGGGAACACGAACCTCCTCTATGACGCGATGAAGAAGGGGAGTGTCTCCTTCGATCAATTCAACGCGGCGCTCCTCGACCTGGACGCGAACGGCATGGAAGGATTCGCCTCCTTCCAGGTGCAGGCGCGCACCGCCACCGAGGGAATCGGCACGGCGATGGACAACACCGGAAACAGGGTGCGCAAGGCGATCGCCTCGATCATCGACGCGATCGGCGTCGACGTCATCTCCGGGAAGCTCAACGAACTCACCTCGGGAATCACCGGGTTCGGCGACAAGATCGCCGGATTCTTCACCCGGGTGAAGACCGGCATCGGATTCGAGGCATTCGGGCAGACCCTGTCCGGCCTCCTGCCCGTGATCGGCGGCCTCGTGGGTGCCCTCGGGCCGCTCCTGACCCAGATCCCGATCCTCGGCGGCCTCTTCTCCGGACTGACCGGTCCGGTCGGAATCGTCATCGGTCTTTTCGCAGCCATCATGACGCACTCCGAGCTGCTGCGGGACACGCTCGACGCCGCCTTCGACCAAATCGGCGCCGCCCTGACCGGTCCGGCCGTGAAGGGCGCTCTGACCTCGCTGTCGGCCTCCCTGGCGGCGGTCGCCACCCAGATCGGCGGAGCCCTGGCCGCCGCGGTCGCCGCGCTCGCCCCGATCCTGGCCAATATGGCGCAGGCCCTTCTGCCTGCCATCGCCACAACGATCGGAGTTGTCGCCCAGGCCCTGGCTCCCATCGCGGAGACCATCATCACGACGATCGCTCAGGTGCTCGCGCAGATCCTGCCGACGTTGACGTCCCTCGCCATGGCGATCCTACCGACCCTCGGCGGGCTCATTTCGACGCTCGCCGCGGTCCTGACACCGGTTATCAAGCAGGTCGCCGGAATCCTGGTGCAGGCCGTGACGTCGCTCATGCCGCTCCTCATGCAGATCGTGCAGGCCATCATGCCGGTCATCGTCCGCCTGGTGACCGCGCTCGCGCCCCTGATCGCTCAGGTCCTGTCTGTGATCGCGAACCTCGTGGCCGCGGTCCTGCCGGTATTGGTGAGTATTCTGTCCGCGGTCCTGCCGGTCATGCAGCAGATCATCACCGCGGTCCTGCCCGTGGTGGTGCCGCTGATCCAGGCCATCATCCAGGTGGTCTCGCAGATGATCCAGATCCTGTCCGCGATCCTGATGCCGGTGATCAAGGTGCTGGCCGCGATCGTGGTGCCAGTCATTCAGGTCATCGGTAACATATTCCTGTGGCTGTGGAATAACGTCGTCTCGCCGGTCGTCGGGTGGATCACCGACAGACTCAACGGTCTGTCTGCTTTCATGTCCGGTACGCTCGCACCCGCCATCTCCGCGGCGATCGACATCGTGAAAGACGTTTTCGAATCGATCAAGACGAAGGCCACTGATATCGCCGGTGGCGTCAAATCGGCTTTCGATACCATGAAGAGCGGTATCGAGACCGTCTGGAGCGGAATCAAGGGGATCGCCGCCCGGCCGGTCAACTTCATGATTGAGACCGTTTATACGAACGGCATCAAGAAGCTGGCGGACGGGATCAGCGAGAAACTGGGGCTTGATTTCCGCATGCCGTCGATCGCGAAGATCCCGGGGTACGCCAGCGGCGGCGTCTTACCGGGTTATACGCCGGGCCGTGACGTGTACCATTTTGTGTCCTCGGACGGAGGTGGTCGGCTAGCGCTTTCGGGCGGTGAGGCGATCATGCGTCCAGAATGGGTGCGGGCCGTGGGTGGGGCGCGGGTCGTGGACGCGATGAATGCGGCCGCGGCTGGCGGTCGGCGGATTCCCGGTGGGGACCGGGGCCGGTATGCCGGCGGCGGCCTGTGGGACCGCGTGTGGAACGGTATCAGCGACGGCGTGTCGGCGGTCACTGGGTGGCTGTCGGATGCGGCGGATGCGGTCTCCTCGATCATCTCCGATCCTGTGGGTGCGGTGGCGAATCTCGTGCGCAAACCCGTGGAAGCATTGGTGAACCTGATCCCTGGCAGTGGTTTCGTCGTGGACACGGTGAAGTCGCTGCCGTTGAAGTGGGTCGACGGCTTCGGGGAGTGGTTGAAGGGATCTACGTCGACCATGTCGGCGTCGGACTTGGTGTCGCAAGTGCGTTTGGCGATCGGTACGCCGTATGTGTGGGGCGGCGTGAGCGTGCCCGGCGGCGTGGACTGCTCGGGACTGATCGTGTGGGCCCTGCGCCAGATGGGCCATGATGTTCCGCGGCACACCGCGTCCACTTTCCAGGCGGCGTCCACTCCGGGAAATGCGAATACTCCGGGGAACCTGCTCTTCTGGGGTGGGTCCGTGGGTTCTGGTGGCGCGCACCACGTCGCGGTGGCATCCGGGAACGGAATGATGGTCGAGGCCCCGACTTTCGGTGTTCCGGTGCGCGAGACCGCCATTTATGGCGGGCCGAGCGCGGGTGTTTTCAAGTACGACGATGGCGGGTGGCTCCAGCCCGGACTCACGCAGGTTCTCAATGCGACGGGCGAGCCCGAGGCCGTGGCGACGGCGTCGCAGTGGGACAAGATCGGCCGGCTCGTGAAGGCCTTGGAGAGCGGGGCCCTGTGGCCGAGCGTGCTCGAGGTGCGAGACGTCGACGACGCGCTGGTGGGTCGTATGCGGATGGAGGCGGATCGGGCGGTCATCGCCGCGTCCTGGGACGGCTGAGAAGAAGGAAGGTGGGCTCCGTGGCTATCACGGGCTGGATCGGCACGACGTCGGGTCTGCCGTCACTGTTGGTGGACGGGCCGTACACGGTCACCGCCGACGACCGCGTCCTGGCCCGACTGGGGGCCGGGCGGCACCTTCTGGCTGACGCCCTGGCCGCACCCGGCGTCGAGGTCGTCTACGGGGCGGGGGGCGACACGGTGTCGCTCACCCGCCCTGTCGGGGACTGGTACGGGGTCTACGTGGCCGGCCGAGACGGGCGGTCCGTGCCCGAACTCGCCTATGAGGGCAATGGGGATCCGCTGGAGTGGAAGCCGGGGGCGTCGACGGCAGCGGGTGTGACCCGGTGGGCCATCCGCGATGAGCCGGTGACCGGCACAGGTGTCCTCGTCGTCGGCGTCATCCACGAGCCCGCTCTGTGGGGCGTGCTGCGCCAGCATCATCCGATCATGCTGATCCCCTCCGCTCCGACGGCGGGCGTGCCGCCCAGAGTCGTGATCGTCACCTCCGTGAACAGGAAGCGACTGGGCGACGAGCTGGTGGAGGTCACGATCGGGTGGAGCGAGCACACCGCGGCGGTGGGTGCGGTGCCGGTCACCACCTGGGGCGAGTGGCGGGCGTGGGGCGAGGCGCATCCGGCGGAGGCGGGCTGGCGGGCGTGGTCGGCGATCGAGGTCGCGCGTCGCGTGCAGGGGATGCCATGAGGCCGGGTCCGTCCCTGGAGGCCCTGTCCGGGCCGGTCGGTGTGGGTGCGCGCATTGACGTGCACCTGGGGTCCACGGTGATCGCGCTGGATGTGCCGTGTGAGGACGTGCAGATCGACTGGACGTCCGACCGGGTCGTCCCCGGGAGGCTGACCTACACGTGTCCGGCCGGGTGGGTGCCCGACTCGCCGGCCGCGCCCCTGGCGAACTACGGGCAGAGGTCCCACGTGGTCGCCATCCTCGAGACTCTGTCGGGCCGCGATGAGGTGGATCTGGGCTGGTGGCAGCATCAGTCCTGGGAGGAGGACGCCTCCGGGACGGTCAAGGTCGAGTGCTTGGACCTGCTTCAGCTGCTGGAGCAGGACCCGATGGCGTGGCCCTCCTCTCCGCCGCGGGGGGCGAGGGTGTCGACGGAAGCACAGCGGCTGGCCGGGTCCCTGCCTGTGGTCCTGGATCCGGGTGTGGTCGACTCGGCGGTTAGTGTGCGTGCGCAGTGGGGTCACTCGCGCAGCGAGGCGATCCGGGATCTGTGTCAGTCACGGGAGCTGCATTACGCCGTCAGGGCGGACGGGTGCCTGCACCTGTGGAACCGGTCCGACGGCTCCAGTCCGGTGGCTCGCTACACGGGACGGGACCTGCTCATCGACGCGCCCCGCAGGTCTGTGGAGCGGAGGCCGAATCGGTGGGTAGTCGTCGGATCTCCACAGCAGGAGGAAGGGCGGGAGCCGGTCAAGTGGACCGGTGAGGCCTGCGCGGTCGAGTGGCCCTACGAGCCCGACGTGTACGGGTGGGTGACCGACCGGCGAGAATTTTCGGCGGCGTCGACCGAGGCCGCGGTCCGCAAGGCCGCAGGCACCTATCGGGCGTCCGCCCTGTCGGCCGCCGCGTCGAGGTCGGTGGAGATCGTCGCGGACCCGCGGCTGGAGGCCGGTGACGTGATCGCCGTCCACACGGACGCCGGCGAGACGATCGTCGGCCGCGTGACGGCGTACGCCCTGCCCGTGGACAAACCTGACGGGAGGATGCGCGTGGACGTGGAGGAGTTGGCGTGGTGAAGCCGAATCTGTGGCTGGATAAGCGGCCGTCGAGGTCGGCGGCGGCGTCGGCGCAGCTGGCGTCATACGGGTCCGGGTCGGAGGCGGGATCGTGGTGCTACGGGCGGGTCCTGGAGGTCCTGTCCGGCGGGATGGTGCGGGTAGAGGTGCCTGCGGACCGTCCC